GGCTAAATCCCAGCCCCAACACTAGTACGTCCCTAACAAGCCAGTGGCAGTTGTGGCAGACGAGGCAACTGAGGCAACACGTAAAGGATGCCACCCCGCAGTCAAAGTGACTGTAAGAGTTTCTCCCCCCGCAGTGGTGAGGTTCACTGCGCCTGCTACACCTAAGAACAAGGCGCGAGTGGTCGTGGGGAAGGCCGTCCCCGGAGTGATGGCGAATAAATGCTCTCCGGGCGAGTCCAGCCCCGATGTATATCCTGCGTAATTGTCGGTCATGTTTGCGCTCCATCAGTTAGGGCAGCTTTCAAAGTGTTGATGATGTCGGCTTTGCGAGTGGCTTCGGAGATATTGACGCCTTCATCCTCAGCAAAAGTTTTCAATTCGGAAATGGTCATAGTTTCTAGTTCGGGGATTTGGAACTCCGCGAGTTCTCGCTCTAAGGCAATGGAGAGAGCGTCTTGCCCTTCATCTACTGCGTTAGAGAGGCTTACAAGCCCTGCGTCAAACAGTTCTTCTCCAAGTTTGTCGGCTACAGAAAACCCATCCCCTGCTTTTATATAAACTGGAGGTTTGTCATCTTCGAGTTTTATACGAAAGGATGAAAGTGCAGTGACATTGAGCATGGGGTTTCTCCTAAGAATTTCTGCGGGAGGGGTTTAACTCCCTCCCGCAATCGTACAATTACTGCACTGTTGGGGCAAGTGTCGGATGCCCAAGGATAGCAACAGCAGCTAGAGGTGCTGCACCTGAGTCGTTACCTGTTGGGGTAACAGTCAGACGCACATAACGCTTCTTACCAACGTAGCCGATAGTGCGTACTACACCATCATCAGCGAAAGTAAAGCCAGCCGCCGCTTCTGTACCGACGAGGAAATCGTCAACTACAGCAACATTGTCAGAAAGGTCACTTGCGTCACCGTCCTCAACAAGTACAGCGAAAGTTGCGTTAGCATCGGTCAGCGTACCTGTTGCGATAGCAAAAGTAAGCGAGCCGAAGCCTTGCGTGTCAATAACCGCAGAAACCTGAGCGGTACTTGCGTCGGTCAACACCACGGGGGCAAAAGCAAGAGCCACCTTTGTGTTTGATTTTAAGTCCATATTAGCCATGATATTCTCCTATTAAGGCTAGAAAGTTAAAGGTAACGCCGAAGCATCCTATTACTAGGACGCTGAGGTTTTCAGTTTAGCCAAGGCTTCACCCAAGACAACGTCTCCACCTACGCGGCGGCGGATATACATCTTGGTTGAATCGTTGCCCGCAGAGGTGAACGGGTCTGTCACAACAGATGTTCCTACGCGGTCAATGATTTTGTAAGCACTACGGAAGTCACCATAAACAACGGGGGTAGCACCGATAGCACGAGCATCCATGTCAGGAATCTCGACTACAGGAGCGCCCAAAAGCATGTTTGGTGTACCTGAGCTTACTGAGCCATCTTGCCAAAGGTAGTTGCCATCAGAGTCTTTCAGTTTACGCACAAACGCAATCGTTTGGCGGTTCATGCCAAATACAGAGCGTGGAGCGTAACCAGACTTAGGAACGGCCATCAGGTCAATGAGGTTGTCAATAGTGAAGTCCGCAGAAGCCACACCGGTTACCAATTCAGACACTTCAGAGTTAGCCATGAAGCCGAAAGGTTTGTTGACACCATTACCAGACACGAACGCAGAGCCTTCTTTCTGAGCCATGTCTTCCGCAGCGTCACCAAGAACCAACTGAGGGATGCTCAGGTAAGCATCTTCAAGAATTTCATTAGTAACATTAACTTCCACAAACAGTTTGCCCGCTGTGATAGAGCCTTGTGCGTAGGTTGAATTGGACGCTGTAGAGGCTTCATTCTCACCTAACCAGTAGGACGTCAACAGTGCATCACGTTTTGGGATGACTAAACGCTTTGAGCTGACACGCTGCACACTAGCTAATGCACGAATAGCAGATATCTCTGTCAGTTTTTCAACCAACTGAGTGTCGTACTCGTCCATCACCAAGAAACCACCATTATAGTCGGTGTCTGTGCGAAGGTATTTTTGTTCTTCTGGTGTGAAAGAAGCGGTCTCTTTATGAGACATCTTTTTCATAGCAAGACCAATCGTTTCAAAAGACTTACGAGCTACTTCTTGTGCGTTGGCCTCAACACTGTTTATCGGGGCGCGGGCTAGTTGAGCTTCTAGGTCTTCTAAACGCTTGGTTTTTTCTTCGTTGTCTTTTTCAGTAAGAGCCATTTTCTTAACGATTTCATCAGACGCTTCTTGGTGTTTCACCTGAATTTGCTCTAACGTCTCGATTTTAGCTCGGTCTTCGGCGGTCATTTTTTGACCTTTTTCGGTCAGTTCGCGGATTTCCGTTAGCGACTGAACCACATCATTTTGATTTACATCGGCCATGATTATCTCCAATTAGTTGGGGTTAAATAGACTTTTAAGGGCAGCCAACTCATCACTGAGGCGGCTGTCGTCGGGGGTGGAAGCATCAGTCGCCTCATGTTCTTTTTGGCCATCGAGTTGAGCGGCATCGCACCGCGAAATGGCCTTTACTTTCCCAATCACAGTCTTTGACTCTTTCTTGGAAAATCCTTTACTGCGTAAAATCTTTTCGACTTCAGCGAGTGTTTCTGCATCTTCAAGGGATTTCACCGATGTCACCATCGCCATACTGTTGGCAGGTTCGGTGACAATGGAAATTTCCCACAAATCAGCTTCTTTAATCGTGCGGATACCGCTTTTCTCATCAATTTCATAATTTTTGACCATGAACCCGATGCTCATGCTGTCTAAATCGCCTGCTTTAAGGAGGGCGTAGGCTTCCCGACCCATCATTGTGCCAAGATTGACGCGGCCTTCCACGTACAGGCCGTGATCATCTTCTTTCATCACAGGGAATGAGCCAATGGGGGTTTGCATGTCATGTTGCCAGCACATCTTCACCTTGCGGTTGCCTAGACAGGCTTTGAACGCGCCTTCTTCAATAATATCATCAGTGCGATCAATGTTGCCGAACGTCGCGGCGTAACCTTTGAAATAGCCAAAATTCTGACCATCTTCTTCCGTTTCCTCAAAAGATTTCACTTCTAAGGCAGCGGTGGTGTACTGCGTCCCTTTATAGGGGTTTAGCTTTGTAATGGTGTCTTTATCAGCCACAGACGCACTCCTTGCGGGAAATTGATAGTCAAGTCTGTGTCAACGTACCACGAACAGCACGATTCCTGCAAGGGAGAGGTGTTTCTAGTGGGTGTTAGGTGTCTGCACCTTCTGGGTTGCCCACTGTTTCCGAAGGGGTGTCCTTGGATGGCGCAGGGTTAGGCGCGCCGATGCTTGGCATGTCATTAACATCTACATCTTCCCCCGCAATCGGACGGCCATTAGGGTCAACCACTTTATTGCCATATTTGATGTTCGGTAATTTGAAGATTTTACGTTTTTCATCTAACGTCATAATGAGGGAGCGCTCAATGGCATTACGGCGCTCAACGCGGCGTGGGATGAGAACATCAATCTCGTCGCGGTTGACTTGAAATTCATATTTTTCAGGGCTGGGGTAGCGACTGAGGAAGAATCGGTTGATGTGATGGCATAATTCATCGGCGAGAGGCAAGATTCGGTTCTCATAGAACTCTAGCCGGAAGTTGGACAGGTTGTTTGCTGTCACAGAATCAGCCATGATAAGTTGAATTGGGATGCCCATCACCTTGTAAATGCCTTCTTCAGCCCGGTTTTTGAGCGTGTCGAAGTCTAAATCTTTAGGTGTCATCTGCATCTCAGACCACTCTAACCCACCCTCTAGGATAAGGGGGCGGCCAGCGTTGCCACTTCCTTGGTAATTTTTCTTGATCTGGGACTGTAGACGATCAAATTGCTCTTGGGACAGCATCGCGGGCTGACCGTCCTTTGCCTTCAGGACAAACGCCCCCGACGGCCTCGCACCATTAGCAAGGAGGGCAATATTGTGTTGCGATGCTTGCATCCAATGGCTCACCTCATAAAACAGGGAGGATAGTTCAGAAACACCCTCAAAATCCCCGCTCCCATAGTCAGGATTGAAGGTGTGTACGTGGTACAGGCTTCTTGTGTTGGTTTGGTCATAGAACTGAGGGTCAGTCGCCTTCCGCTTAGTGAAGGTGAGGGGCTGTGTCAGCGCCGTACGTTGATTGTTTAAGCTGTTAGCGTTGCCGTTGGGGATAGGCGCTTGTGACGGGTTGTACGTGATGGTGTCTGGGGAGCCAGAAGCATCGTTCCGCGCTTCGGTCAGGACGGAACTTGGATTGAGTAGGTAAAGTTCGATGGGTGGGCGGCTGGTCAACCCCGTGGTCAGGTAATAGGTGTTGCCCGTGAGAAGTTTCCACGTTATCGCATCGCGGATGAACTCAAACCGTGTCTTCTGCCCGTAAGGGTTGGGGTTGCAGAGCTTCTTGAACGCAGGATGGTTGGGTTCAGCTTCATTTGTCTCGGTGTTAACCAATGTTAGTGGCAGGGAGGCCACAGCATTCGCAATCCGACTGACCGCCGTGTATAGGGGGGCAATGGAGGTGTAGTTCCGGACAATCTGTTCTGGGCGGAGGCTACGGCGAGCATAAACTTGCCCGGTGGCTTCATCAAACATTAACGCTGCGTAGTTGGACTGCGATGATTTCTGCTCAAGATTGAGAGCATCGTCGTCGCCATCGCTGCCCTGCTGAAACGGGTTCAGGTTTATGTTTGGTCGGCTCTTATTGTTTCGGGAACTAGAAAACGGCCACATGGAAAGCACACCCCTCAGTTGGTGGTTATGGTGAGGTTAATGTGGCAGACTAGCACGAAAAACAGGGCTTGTCATTCCGCTCTGTTTTCTGGCTTGTTTTTTGGGTACTTCCGCGCATCCACAGGGGCTAAGGTGGATAGTTGACGGTGAAGTAAGGCCAATATCATCCGCGAGGACTTATTTGGGCTGGTTTTACCAGATGTGTAGCTGATCACACTGCGTGTTGTCACTCCTAGAATGTTTGCCACCTCCTCTTGACTCATATAAACCTCACTCATCAACCAGCCAATGATAGGACAGTTGAGTAGCCGACGACTCGACGCGGTGACTGTTTTGGTTATGGGGTCTAATGGCGGGCGGACAGTACAGATAATGGCATCTGACACCTCATCGTAATAGGTGTTGAGTTTATCAGTCAACGTATGTGCTAACTCAATATGTGCTTTCGCCGCAATGCGGGTATGTTTTGCTAATTTTGGCATGATGTGAGTATTCTACGAAGATTCTTCGTGTTTGTCAAGGGGGGTATTTAGGTTTAGGCAGT